TTCTTATAATTATTAGAAATATTTTAAAAATTAAATAATTGTATTATTTTTATATTAAAATCTATAATAAAATGAAAGGAAAAAATAAATTCGTTGGAAAATATAGTAAATCAGTATCTTCAAAAAAAAACAATAAAGAAAAAGAAGTAAATAAAATGAAAAATAAACTTGAAAATAATAAAAAGAATGAAAATATTTTAAAAAAAAATGTTACAGAAAATAAAATATCTAAAATATCTAAATTAAATAAAGAAAAGACTGAAAATAAATCTGAACAAAATAAAAAAAAATCTTTCTTTTCTAAAAAAGACACGTCCATAACAAAAAATAAAAAAGATGTCAAACAGACAAATAAAGGTAAATCAGAGATAAAAAATAATGATAAATTTAATAAAAAAGATTTAAACAAAAAGAAAGAACATAATAATATAAAAAACATATCTTTAGCAAATAAAACTAAAAATTTAAAAACACCTAAAAAAAATGATATACCATCTAAAAATGTAAAAACTATTGAAATATCTAAAAGAAATGATAATTCAGTATCTTCAAATTCAAAACAAATAAGGTTATCAGGAGATAAATTTTTTTCTAATGTAAGTAAAAGTAAAGAAACTATTTCAACAAATTTAAATACTATTTCTTCTGAAGAAAGCCAAAAAAACGAAAAAGATATTGTTAAAAGTAAAAATAATAAAATTTTAAACCCCAAAACTAATAATAATACTAGTAATAATAGTAAAACAAAAAATAAAAATAAAACTGTAACTTTTAATAAAAATAAAAAACAAATAAGTGAAAATAAATCTAAAGAAAAAATTAAAGAAGAAAATAAAGAAAAAGAAGAATATGAAGAAGAGAAAGAAAAAGAAAAAGAGAAAGAAAATGGAAAAGAAAAAACAAACGGAATCGGTCTAACGCCTATACCTCAATTAAAAAAAAAGAAAGGTAAAGAGGATATTGATACCCTATCAAAAGATGTACAAAATGCAATTGTGTTGAGACGTTTAGAATATAATGATTATATAAAATCTTTAAATAAACCAAAACCCAAACCGAAGCCAAAACCAAAACCAAAGCCAAAACCGAAGCCGAAAGAATATGATAATAATAAAGTAAATGCTATTCAAAAAATATATAAAGGATTTCAAGTTAGAAAAATAAATCAAATAGTTAATAGATTAAGAGTTAATTTATGTGTTACTGAGTTATACTGTTTAATATCGAGTGAAGTATGTATACATGCGGAAAAAAGAATAGCTTTTAGTATATTAAAACTATATTATCATGACCCATTTTCCAGTATAGATGATGAAGTTGATCAAGACGAACTTTGCAGAACATTTAAAAATTTGGCAGTTCCTAAAACAATGCAAGCCTTTTATGATCATTTCAAAGATACTTGTTGTGAAATTAGAGGTGGTATGTCTGATCAAGCAAAACAACAAGCTATTGATGATTTTCAGGCTAAAAAGAAAACCGACGCTCATCCTAAAGAGAATCTCACTTTCGTTTCGCCACAATACAAGGTTCATGAGAATGATTTATGCAATCTCATAGACCCGATAAGTGGAATCAGTGGCGGCGGTAGAGAGTTCTACGGCGAGCGAATAAACAACAAAGGCAGTCTGAGTCTGTCGTTCGATTTCAGCGATATTGATACATCGCGTCCTATAGTGGCAACAGCCGATGTGGCTGTATCCGACAAGAGTGAGACAGAGTATGTTTTGTCGGCAAACGGCACAAGCAAAACCATACCAATGAGCGGAACATCGGAGAACTACGAAGTGGCTACTATAGCAACGGACTTTTTCTCTTTCACGCCTTCTGCTTCCGGCACTCAAAACATTCGCCTCACGCTCAATGGTACAAGTAACTCTGTAGGTTATCTAAATTATGTGGAGGCTACTGCCGACTGCTTTATGCGTCTTCGTGATGTGCCACTATATGTGAGAAACAGAGTAGCCGACTATGGTCAGGATCAGGTATGGGAAGTAACCGATTTGGCAAATATCCGTTCGGTGGACTTCTGGCAAAACAAAGATTCATTGTTCTTTGAAGTAGAAGATAGCAGGATTCACGAGTTTGTAGTGTTCAACAAGGATGCTTCGGTGAGCGTTAGCCCGAAAAACATAGGGAAAATCGACCGTCAGAACCTGCATTCAGTGCAAAATGCCGATTTAGTAATCATTACCCCGAAAGTATATAAAGAGGCAGCCGATACTCTTGCAAATTTGCACGAGCGCGTTGATGGCTTCAAGACCTTGGTCGTAACCGACGAACAGGTGTTCAATGAGTTCTCTTCCGGCACACCCGATGCAACGGCATATCGCTGGCTTATGAAGATGCTCTATGACCGGGCTGCCGACGAGAAAGACCTGCCCAAGTCGCTGCTGCTGTTTGGCGACTGTGTGCTGATCCAGTCCTGACGTAATATCTCGGTAATCTTGGCACGGCTGAGCGCGTCCATGACTATGGCCTCCAGTGTCTGCATGCCGGCGAGATTGTAGGTCAGGCGCTCAAAAATCCCGAAGTCGCTGAATGTCAGCATGACCTCATAATCCTCATTGGCCGTGTAGGGTTCCTCGTAAAACTCAGGATCGAGAGTACCCATCCAATACAGGTTACCGTCCTTTTCTATCCTTACGCCAATGTTCCCGGCTTGGATTGTATATAACCCGGCAAAGGTGCGGTCGCCAGGGCTGATGATTTTTAGGGTGGCCGTGCTTCCACAGATTACGTCCTCTTTTGAAGTCTCGGGCCATTCTATCAAAAGGGGTTCTTCTCCGGGGAACTCCAGTTGGCCGATGACAGACGAAACAGCCCCCTGCTCTTGCAGGATCGACACGCGCCAACGTGAGTCATCACAGCGGCTCACGAACTCACCCATATATATCGTCTGCATACTCATGATCTGCGAACAAGTTTGGTTCTCTTACTCGACACGCCAACGAGGTCGCGCCCTCTCATCCTTAACTTAATATCGACTTGACCGCCACCGCCTTCCACACCAAGGATGCCGCGCAGTTTATCCAATGGTGCCACGACTTCGGGATTGGTGGCGGCGTTGGCATATTCACCGAAAAGGCCAAGCGTCGGTCCATAGGCTACGCCACCGTCGGCAAACTTCGCCACATCCTTCACGCTCGTTATCATCGCTGTCAACTGGGCAAGTCCGAGGGCGGCAAAGGCAATCCATGCCCAAGGACCAAGGGATGCCGCTTGGGTGGTTGCGGTGGCATAACCAGATACCATCGTAGCAATGGCCTGTGCCATCGTACCTGCGATATTCAGTTCCGGAACACCGATAGCCTCACCGAGTAATCCAAGTTTTTGCAGTTGGCCATTGATGCCCTCAATTCCTTTTTCTGCCTCTTCCTTTCCTATCAGCCCGATTTCAAAATCCTGCTGGATGCGGCTTACCTTTGCCTGGGCATTCTGGGCACTTTGTCGTTTGTCCTCTGTACTGCCCAGAGTGACATAGGTCATTTCGGTTTCTGCTTCGATAGTCACCTTCCCATGGGTGGCTTCGTTGATCTTGGCCTGAATCTCGTCAACCTTGGCAATAGCTTCCACCCTTGCCTCTACAGTGGCGGCATTGTCGAAATTCTTCTGGGCTGCCGCCAACTGCTCCCTGAGGGAGTCCATATAGGCCTTGGTCTCCTGGGGCTCTGGCTTTTCCAACCCGATCTTTATCTTGTGGGCCTTGAACTCCGCTTCAAGGGCTTCATACTGTTTCTGTAAATTAGTGGCCAGGTCAGCGTCCCCGGTTTCCTCAATCTGATTGCGGAGGTCTGCCAGCAGTTCCTTATATCGATTGATACTTCCTTCAGCAGCTGGTGTCTTTTTGCCATCACCTCTGTCCTTGCCGCTGGTTCCGCCGGTAGGGCGAATGGAGGCACCAAGAACCGGCATCTTTATATTTGAGGCTTCATTGACAAGTTCCTTCAACTGCTTCTGCAAGCCTGCCACAGCCTTCTGTTCCTCTCTATATGCGACGGTTGCTTTCTCGAGGTCGCTTGTGCCTTCGACCTCGACCCTTTCATAAGTCACATTCCCCTCGCCATAGAGACCGGTGTCCTCGACATGGGCAACAGTCCTTTTCTCGCGCTGCTTGCTGTATTGTCTGGCCTTGCCCGTTTCGTCGTATCTGAGATCGTGCATTTTCTGCTCCTTCTCAGCAATCTGGTTAGCCAGCATCCTGGTCCTTGCCTCAATGACCATCTGGCGGCAATAGGCATCACTATTCTTGATAAGGGCATTATACCATTCAGCAACGCTTGAAAAATACCCCATTGTCTTGCCGTAGGTATTGTTCATTTCCTCCACGATCTTCTTTTCTTGCTCCTTGGATCCGTGGAAGTCCTTTAGTTTTGCTATGTTGATTTCGAGGGCGGCCCGTGTCTGCTGGAGCTGGGTCGTCTCATCGTTTTGTGCCTTGGAAAAATCCTCTGATGCTGTCGTGGCCTTGTCACTTGATGACGCAAATGCCTCGATGGCCATAGTCAGCACCGTTATGGCTGCACCTACACCGGTAGCAATCATAAGCCCTCGGATGGCTACTCTCAGAGTTGTAGCCGCTACCGTGCCACCTCGCATAACGGTGGTAAGGGTACGCACGACGGCGGTAGATGTGACAGTTACCGTATTCCAACCCCGCTGCACAATTGTAAGCGAAGTAATGCCGACGGTCAAACCTCTTACACCTTGATAGACGCTCATAATGCCCTGTACGCCCATACCGATTTCGTCTATAGTCGATACGAACGGCTGCAAGCGTACCATACAGGCACCTACCACCTCTTTGATGTCGTCTATTGCATCGGCAACCTTCTTGGAATTTCCGGCATCCGTCTGCGCCAGTGCAGCGTTCATGCCACCCACACTCTGGCTTACGACTTCCGCCAGAACGGCAGCACGTTCTTCTTCAGTACCGAATTTTAGTACCTTTTCCTGCGTTTCGTCGAAAGAGTAGCCGTATCGGCTCAGAGCCTGAGTCTGGCCCTCCATCACCTTGCCAAGCATAGTGGCAATAGTGGCAGCACTCTCCTGGCTTGCCTCCAGTCCGTACTGTTGGGCAAGCATATCATTCATAACAGGAATCAGTTTCTCCAGACTGGATTTCTTTTCAAGGTATGTGGCTAACTCCTGAGCACCGGCCATCTGCACCTCATCACCGATAACACCCAATTCTTGCTGGGCCTCACATAGCTTATAGATACTTTCGATTTCCGCCTCTGTGGCGTTCATCGTATTCTGCATAACCTGTGCAACTTTTCTTCCTGCCGTTTCCTGGACTGAATAGGCAGAAGCGTATTTTGAGACTTCAGAAGCAATCTGGCTGATACCTGAGGTGACATTCTCGATGGCCTGCTGTGCCTGGTTGATGTCAAGCAACTTGGTATTGAGCTTTTCCTGCTCATCGGTTACTTCCTTGACAACCCTGCCCAGTTCCTCGGCGTCCATCGTCACGTTTTTCACGTTTTCGCCGCCAACAGTCTCAATTTTTATCTGAAAAGTTACCTGGTTTGTCATTTTTTTATTATCTTTGCACCGAAATATGATGCTTACTATATGAAATTGAAAGAGATAATCATATCTGTGGCACTGGTTCTGTTACCTGTCAGCCTGATTGGAATGGCCATCAGCTATTTCATGAAGGGCTATCATGCTATGTTTTTCTGGGGCATCTTGGTTTCTCTGTCCTTTATCATTGCCTGTGTCCTGCCAAGTCCTCACAAGGCAAGAACGGGCAACAGGTGTTAGGTCAGCCCCCTTGCTTTCTTAACCTCTTCATAGTGGCGCTTTTCTGCCTCACGTTCCTCGCGGGTCTTCTTTGCGGGTGTCCTCTTTTCAGGCTGGTCCCACTCAAATTCCATCACGTCGCGTGGATCCAGTATCTTTTCTGCGTAAGGTTGGAGTATGCAGACAGCAAGATTCCGTATTTGTTCCCATCCGGTCCTGAAAGCCATCTCCTGGGAATTATGCCACATTTCAAAGATCTTCTCAAATTCAAGTGGGGCGCATTGGTCAAAGTCCTGTAGGCTCATCCCCATGCGCCCCACCGCAATGCCTAAGAGTTCGTCGATACTGACGCGTTCACCTATTTCTTCGTTTTTTTTTCGTCGGGTGCAATAGCCTCGTTAAAAGCGCTGAGCGTAGAAATATCTACGAGGTCGCAGAAATCATCCAATGAGACACTAAACTCCACACCATCAGCCTTACATGCAGACATGCAGCAGCACCAGATGAAAACAGCTAGATCAAAACGGCGCATGGCCCCCAAGGTCACACGGCATGGATATGTCTTGCCGTCGCTCGCATTAATAGTGATAGAAACGTTCTTCATCTTGCCTTAGCCCTGTGCATTTGCACTAGCGGTGCCAACAGCACCGGAGTTCTCCAACGTGATTGAATAGGTCTCATCGTCACCAGCCTTGCCCTCATGCTCGAGAGAGGTAATAATGAACTGGCCACTGTCAATATCGCCACCTTCTCTGTAAGCCCAAGAAGCGGATATTGGCTGGGCAGTCTTGAATGCCGTGCGGAGCGTGTCAATATTCGGCTTGTTGTTCGTGTCATCATCGTCAACCACGAATCCGCTTGCTGTCACAGTACAGCCAAGGCTTTTCACATACTTCTCATCCCATTTACCGGCAGCGGCCTCCTTGGTCTTACGCGTACCAGTCTCAGCCTTATAGGAGATCTTACACTCTGTAGAGTGACCGAGGGCATTACCGCCTACTGACAGGATAAGGTCTGTTCCGTCTCTGTATTTTCCCATTTTCTTTCTTTTTTATTGTGTTACATTTAATTCTTTCTTCCAGCCCATACTACGGCTGTTATTGAGAGAATGGCAAACAGCAGGGTTCCTATGACAAAACCGTCCTGATACCATTTGTTTGTCTCTTTATCGGCTTTTAAATGCACTTCGGGAGGCTTATAGTTCTCCGCTCCCTTGGCATCCGCCTCAGACTTCGCCTTCGTCGTGGTCGTCACCTTCGCCGGGCTGATGCCCTGGGCGCTCAAAGTCATCCCCCCGCTGGCTTGTTTCCTCAGCGAAGCCCTCGCCTGAGACGTCTGTACACTGTACTCTGCACCCGCTGGCAGACTGTCGATTTGCGCCTGTGTGATTTGCAGCTCTGCCGCTGTGTCTAAGCGGGCTGGCTCTATGACGCTTCGGCTTTCTATTTCCACCGACGATGTGCTCCTGATGCTGTCCGTCCTTTCTGGGGAAACCAGAATCCGCGACGTCCTGCAACTCGTCAAGCACAGGGCAACCAGCATGATAAGGGCAAAGGGGTATCGCTTCGACTGCCTTACGGAAACGGGCCATTTCGCGCTTGGTCGCGTTAAGGTCTCTTCTTGTCGCATCTAATTCTTCTCTAAGAGGTTCTACAATGTTCTGAATCAATATCCTGGTAGCATTCTCTGTGTTCGTAATCTTCACCGTGTCGGCCTCGGCCATAGCCTTCTCGGCCTCCGCACGGGCTTTCTTTAGCTCACTGCGGATGCTGAACAGACCGACGATCGTGGCTACGAGCCCGGTGCCGAATATTACATTGAGAATTTCGCTCCACTCCATATCCAGATTTGATATTACTTGATTCCTATTTCCTTAAGCCATGCGGGAACACTGAAACACGGACAGTCCTTTGCTGCCAGCTGGTTGTGCCCCACAATCTTAACAGAGGGGAAACGCTTGTGGAAGTTCAGCACGTAGTCCTTCATGGCCTTGCGCTGAGCTTCCGTGCGCGTATCTGCTTTGCGCTTATGGTTATTAGCCGCACAGCCTCCGACATAGACGATGTGACGGCTCACGCTGTTGTAGCCAGCCACGCCGTTGGTAATCTCCCAACCGTCCACGTATGCGTCCTCATTGTTCTTTAC